AACGCTGTCGCTGGTTGCCGTTGTCTCGCCATAACAGCCACTGAACCTCATACCCTGTTGTCAGTCCGGCACTCTCCAGCAAATCACTGACTCGCTGGTACATAGGAGGTGTCACAGGCTCATCTCCTGTTCAATCGTTGCGCGAATGAGCGATGCAGTGTCTTCGAAGCCTTTGGTCAGGAACTCTTTCTGAGCAGTGGCCCGCCTGAATTTCTGTTTCACTTTCGGATCATGTACATAGACGGCGTAATTCGCCGTATAACCTAGGCGTCCGGTAATTCGCGTGCCGGCGACTACGATTTCGCGGAACTGACTGTTAATCAGGTACGAGGTGTCGATCGGAGTGTAGATAGCGGCCTGCCCCCCACCGATAAGCATCGCGCTGGTAAGTGCCCTGACGATTTTACGGTCCTGGATATTGTCGATCGCCCGATTGACGTTACGGGTGACCTGCTTAATACCTTTCACTTTCACGCCCATATCAGACTCCAGTCAGAATTGCCCAGTCATCCGTCAGGCGCTCGAAGGTATCGGCGTACTGGATAGACTGCATCACTTCATCAGCACCGGCGGAAATTGGGTCCGGCTCATCTGATGCGCCAATGAGGATTCGGTCGCCCGTCTTGGCATCAGCATACTCTGTCCAAAACGTGTTTTTTACTACCTGCTCAAAACCGATATCGCCCAGTCGCTTTGACAGCCCGCCCTGATAATCAGCCATGATAACCAATGGCGCAGACCATCCCAGCGGCTGCCCGTACCGATCATTGCCCAGCGGCTTCCAGATGGTGCATGGCGCGGTGTAGGACCAGTTGGCTAAACTGCTCACAGTGGATACTCCAGGTGCTGATCCGGGCAACCGGGACAACCGGGACATTTCTCACAGTCCGGCTTTTCTTCGGCCTCGTCTTTAGGTTCGGACATCTCAACCTCCCACAACGTCAAAAAATCCAACGCTGTTACCAACGTCAATCGGCAGGCCCGACGTGCAGCCGGTCTTATCGAGCGCCGCCAGCGTATTGCGCATGGTTTTGATATCGCCGCTGTAATCGAACGACCGCGACGCCCCGGACGGTGCCGACTGCGACTTAATCCGCTGACTGGACGCGGTGACGGCCATCAGGGTGACGGCATACACGCCTATCAGTGTTAGGTCACAATCATCATGGCCGGCCGCCGCAAGGCATTCGCTGATTCCTTCCAGTTTGCAGAGGTAGGCATCAATCATGAAGTCCGGGACGGTATAACCCAGCGCAGACAACTGCTGTTTTACCTGCGCCGCCGTTATCTGCACTGTCATGGTTATTTCGCCTTCTTAGTAGCTTCAACCAGCGCCGCCTCAGCTGCGTCAGCGCGTTGTTTCTCGGCCTCCAACGCATCTGCATGGGCGGTATCCTTGGCTTCGGATGCCTCTTTCAGTTCCTGCACTTCAGCCAGCGCCGCTTCGAGCTGAGTTTGCAGGGCTGATGAACCAGCGGACACAGGAGCAGAAGGCGTTGCCACCTCAAAGGCCAGCTTTTCGCCCTTCTTCTCGCTGGTCTTCTCAGCCTTGCCCTCGGCAATCCACTTGGCAGCGATCTCATCGTCAACGTCGTATACCACGCCAGCCTCCAGTTTCTGGAAGCTGGCACCCGCGAACAGATTCGCAGAGAGAATTTTCACAAGTGCCATGGTGACCTCTTAGCTGGAAGCGTAAATGACGGAGAACTTGCCGTTGATGTCCTGCTTGACCATCAGACCGGCAGCGCCCCAGGTACGCCATACGTAATCGCTGTTGTAAAACTGGCGCGGATCGGCAACGGTGCCGAACGCCTGACCGACGATAGGCGCGATGACGCCAGCAGCCAGAGGAACAATCAGAATTTGGTTGCCGGTGAGCTTGGCGTCTTCTTTGATCGCAGCAATTCCTGTCAGCTTCAGCAGGTCTTCCATCACCGTTGGCGCTGCATAGTTATTAGAAATGCGGTGCTTTTCGAGATTAGAGGTGATGTCGCCAGAAACATACCAGGTCTGCTGCCCGTATTGCAGGTTGAGCAGTTTAAGAACATCGCGTAGGCGGATAGCTTCTGCGCGCATAGCTTCTGGATCGGTGCTTGTGGTGAAGTTGAGATTCAAAGTCACCTGCGCAACGCGCTCATCAGCACGAAGGCCTTTCCAGGTCTTTCCGTCGAAGTTAATGAAGTTGCCAGCTGCATCGCGGAAACCGCCCCAGATGTAGTCAACGTACTGACGGCGGACATCTTCAACTGATCCAGACTGGGCATCAGCCAGCGAAGACAGAGCAGAGCCTTTGTTAAACACCGGATCGCGCCAGTTGAATTTAAAGCCGCTGTCATGGATGGGAACCATCGTACCGTCGAAGGTATAGCTTTTCGCATCCAGAGCCGCACCAATCTGACCTGACATGGAGGTATGCGCCCAGCCACGGCCACCAGTTCGCGCATACTCATATACCGATTCTTCCAGGCGGACGGAGCGTGACAGTGGCATCAGGTCGTTCAGTAGTGTGAACTCAGTGGTTGGCTGGAATTCAGCCAAGACTGTCTGGTCATACGCCCGGTACAGGCGACGGATGTCATCGACTGCGTTAACGGCATCCAGTACAGGAGCGTTAGCAGCCGCACTGCGGGCGCGAGTGCGTGCAATGAAGTCAGCAACTGCCTGAGCGCTGGAATTACGGGCAAACTGCAATTCCTGGAACTGAGCAGTGTTAGCCTCAAGGTTCCGGGTCTCAGTCGCCTGGCGGGTAGAAAATGCAAACATGCGGTGCTCCTTACTTAATGACAACGCGCAGGAGGTCGCCCGCTGTCGCAATGGTGGTTGAGCGGTCTTCTTCCACGAAAGCGCGGATTGACTCATCTGCGGCCTTCAGTTTTACGCGACCATTCACGATAGAAAGCGGCTGCCCTTTGGTGTACGTGCCAGCCGCCGCCGGAACGTTGAAGAACACGCCAGGTGTAGGATGGAAGGCCACAACCCACTCACCAGCTGCAATGGTGTCATCTACCGTTTTGCAGCGCAGGTAGTCGTAGTTAGCCACATACAGGATGGCGTCTTCGTTCCCAGCCACAGACGCGGTGAACTTCTTCGTAGTGTTGTCGAAGAAACCGATCGTGCCGGGCTGAGTGGCCGCCGCCGCCGCACCCTCGCGGTGGAGTTGCGGGTTAGCGAAAATGCCACCCGCGTGAATTACGTGCTTACCGTCTTTAGCCATGACTTACTCCGGCATGTCGCTGAATGAATTGGTGGTGGACTGCTGGCGGTGTGCGCCATTCAGGCCGATGGAGGTCTGGCACTGAGCAAACAGGCCATCAAGGGCAGCGCCATCGAGCGCATTCACGGCCAGATCGTCGAGGCCAAACTTAGCCTTAACGGCAGCGCGTTTTTCTCCCTTTTCTTTGTCGGCATTAACCGCCAAGCCGCTTTCAATGGTGGTCAGTTTGTCGGCAAAGGATTTAAACCACGCAGGAGGCTCGGCGCTGTTGTTCGCCCGCTCGCGTTCCTCTTTCTCAGTCTTTTCGCGAGCGGCCTTCTCTTCAGGCGATTCAGATTTAGCTGCCGCCTCTTCGGCTACCATCTGGTTATACGCATCCATCAGCTCGGCTTCGGTCTTACCTTCAACGACTTTGCCTTTCGCTTTCAGCGCATTGGTGATGAGTTCTTTCATCGGGTTTGCTTCCTCTTTGACGGAATCGCTATTGGCGCTGAAAAACGCCTTCAGCTGGTTGAAAAATGATTTGAATGAGGGGTCTTGCAGATCTGGAGAATCACCATCAGCGAGGTTCACGACCTCAATTTCCTGTTCCTCGCCATCGGCGTTCACGAATATGCCAACGCCCTCTTCCGGCGTGCCAGCACCAGGCTCGTCCAGCAGTACAGCTACGTGGTCGAACACCATGTTGGTGGCGATTTCGTTGTACTTTTTGCCTTTGGATTCACCGTTAGCGGCGATCCCGGAATAAAGCAGCCCGGTTGAGATGTGAATCGGGTCGACGTTGGTGCCAGCAGCCATCTCATCCAGCCGGTTAATCAGGCGCTTGCCCTTCTCGCTACCCTCGGCGTACTGGCGATCGACGTACATATCGCCCGACACCCTCCCGCTGTTGTGGGTCACGTTCTGGAACCATGCCCCAACGTGGTAGTTATTCACCGCACGGACGTCACGGGCAGACACGTGCTTGCCGTCCACCTTCGGATGACCAAACGGCATCGGATTGCGCTCGAGCGTGTTGTAGGCTTTTGCTATTTCGGCTGCCGGGTACAACTTCCGGTTCATCACGATATCGTCGACAACAGGCGTGATGCCGCGAACCACGATATGTGGTTTGCCGTCGATAGTTTCTGTGGTGATGTTTGAAGCGGAGTTGACGACGGTCAGCACGTTAACGCGGTTGCGTTTCATGCTGGATCCTCAGTGGAGTTTTTTTCTTTAAAAGCTGGCCTAAGCCAGCCATGATTTTTATCCTCGGCTAAGTTTTATTATTCTGTTGAAGTCTTTCGTTTCCATTTCAATAGCAATATCCCTAATACTTCCTATATTTAATACAATTCTCTCATTTTCCGGATTATCACGTATTAGGCACAACCTGAACTCTGACTGGTGAGAGAACTTGCTTTGCTTGTGAAACACAGAATCAAAATCATCATCTAAAACAAGACTACTATTTTTCTCATCATAATAAGTCACCTGCCCAGCCATGAAAGTTTTCAAGCCGATCTCTTCCGCCAACTCAAAAGATTTTTCTTTCACCCTATCCAAAAAAGAAACAGGTTCAAAAATCATAACTAAATATTTACCCAAATTTTCGATTTCAGGCGGAAGGATAAAATAGCTCTCAAGAAGCTTTTCTTCTTGTCCGCTTTTAACGCAGGAAGTATCAATGTCGCGCGAGTGCAAATGCGTCATGCAATAAATATTCGCACAATCATACTTGTATCTTCTCAATGTACTCGGGGCTGCCAAATCCTTATGGCTCAAAGTGATTTTTTCACCATTACACTCCAATTCGATGATTGCATCATTCGGTTGCAACCACCATGAAAGAGCTTCAAATCTATCGGCAATGTTATCCTCTAAGTCTTCTTCATATTTCCGGAAGTAGTCGATTGTATTCATGTATAGACTGCCATCCAAAAAATCATCTTTGAATTTTTTCTTAGAAAACACTTTAAAGAGAACTCCAATTTTTTTTGGCATAATTTTATCTCGATCAATAAATATTAATCATTGATACCATTTTGCCCTTTCTTTATCCAATCGTTCATTCAGGCCTTCGTTAGCAATCTTACCATCACCATCGACAATGCAGGGTACCTGGCCGCAATAGCATCGATTCCGGTTCCCATCGATGCTATACCACTCGCGCACCTCTTCGGTTGTGCGAGTTTTCCCATGCCAGAAAGCGTGCGTGGTACGAGTGGTTGGTTTGAGGGCTGAGATATGCAGCAGCATGGTATTTAGTCCGAGCCGCTCCCGCGCCCAATCAGTCTCCAGCCACTGAGCCTCGCGCAATGCCCCTACCTGCTCGGTTTGCGCGATGTTCTTCGCACTGGACATAGAGACATTGAGGCGCTTACTGATGATGCCAGCCGTTTCCCGAGGATTGATGCCTCGCCCAATCGAATTGGAGATTACGCTCGCAAGGTCAGAGCGAGCCGCATCGCTGATACCTTTCCATTCGCTGTAAGTCGCAACATATGCGGCGGCTATCTGGTTCTGTAAGGCCGGGCTGCTCAGCACCTGAGCAAGCGAGGTTTGTTGCGCGTAAACCTGCGACTGCGCAGACAGGTTGGTAAACGCCTGCAGCGTACCGCGCTCATACTCAGCGCCAACGTAGCCCAGCGACCACAGATTCTGGCTGCCGCCCTCAAGCAGCGCATCGTCGAGAATGGTCTGGACGATCTGCAACAGGTCGGCCAGCTGCGCCGCGGTCATATCGTAGATGAACGTTCCGGCATTGACTTGGTAGAGCGTTGCTGGCGCGTTATCGTTGTTGCAGGCCATAAAGCCCCGCTGGACATTAACCGCACTTGCCACACCCGTCATGCGCTCATCAAACAGCTCCTTTAGCCTTCGCTTGATGGTCAGATACCGCTCATCGATATCACGGAACATCCGGCCAACCTGTCGGGCTGACTGAGTGGGATCGGCTTTGTTACGCGGTATTATTGGCGTCCCGATCCGGTTAATCGCTGTCGTCGTCATCTGTCAGCGGATCCTTACCGGGTGGTTTAGCGTAAGGGTCAGGCAGTTCGGACTCTTTCAGCGGCTCCAGCTCGCCCACAGCGCGCACCTCGTTAGCCTCAATGGCCGGTGTGCCGTAGGCCTGCTGCGTTTTCTGCGCTACTTCGGCCATTGCCTGCATATTGGCAATCTTCTCTTTTTCGCTCGGAGCGAGTAAGTCGGACCAGGCCAGTGTGACTTCACCGGATATAGGTGGCTCTATTGCGCCCACCATCCAGAAGCGTTCAATCACTGCTGTGACAACAGCAGACTGAAATCCCCACCGTCGGCCATTACAACGCTTTGCCCAGTCCTTCTTGTCCTCATCAGATGCCAGTCGGCCTGTCTGCTGGCCAAATTGAATGGTGAACGGACATTGAATAGATGCGACGAACTCATTGGCGGTCACTGTCCATGTTGGCTGCGGATCAGCGGCAGCGACCGATAGCACTGAAGGCGCCCCGGCTTGCATGACCAAC